AGTTACTTTAACTTCAACACCATCGACTTTTAACGGTAAATCTATAATGCCTTGTTGATCCATAACGTATAAGGTTCTTGAAACAATAGGAATCATAGTCTCTGTAATTAAACGACCAAAAGCAGAACCTAGATTGGTTGCTAATTCTCTGGTTCTTTCTGCTATTTCAGTAGCAGATCTCGCACTCATGTTGTCAGGCGGTAAGGTATCATCCATAAGAATCTTTTTAATATTCATACGTAGATCATTAATCACAATCTGACTGATATTAAAATCACCTGCTCTTGGTAAAGGTGCTAATGATGGGCCTTGAGGACCACCGTTTCTAGCAACGCTAATAATTGCACCTGGTTGGATCTTAACATTCTGTGGATTAAGTACGCCATCATCGGATGCAAGATAAACACCAGCAATAGATAGGCTTGCATTTTTAAGAACAAGCTCTACGGTTTTATTTAGTGTTTTAATATCTGGTATAGCAGTAACCAATGGTCCACGACCATAGACTTCACCCGCTACTTTCATATATCTAGCTACAACAAAAGGACTAGACTTCATGTATTTAAAAAATAATTCCTGTGATTTAGCTGGCCATATGACATGATAACAATACTGTCCTGATTCATTGTCATAAATCACACAGTCAATAAGATCTACATCTTGTTCTGGTCTGTTATCAATTACTTCTTGTAGTTGTGGGCTAATAGTTGCTTCAGGAAACTCAACAGGAATACTCTCTGCTTTGAGTCTTAGCTTACGATAAACATTATCAACAGTACCGTTAGCACCTTCTTCAATAGCAATAAGGTATTGAGGTATGGCAGTAAATCTAACAGGTGTTGATTCATCTCCCGGAGTAATCATCATTACGCCTGTGCCTACAGCTAAGTCTAATAAGAACTCACCCATAGCTAAATCAAAGCTGGTCTGCCTAAGTGTGTCGAATAATAAATCCGTATAGTTATCTAAGATGGTTTGTGCTTGTTCTTTTTGACCTTGGGGGATCGCACTACCAGCTTCTAAACGACACCATTGTTTGTAAGGAGGAAACAGACCAGCCTGTAATCTGTTTGCAAATCTTTGTGTAGCATGAACTGCTGTTGAGTCAAAGACTCTAAGCATCTTTCCTTTGCCTGCAACTTTACCTTCGTAATATCCGCTATACAGATTTCTTTGAGGTAGCGCAAATTCATAGCAATCCTCATAAATTGTTCGCCATTCATCTTTACGAGCTTGTGCTTTAGCTTCTCGTTGCATTATATTTTTTACATCTAATCTAGCCATTTACTTTGCCTTATTTCGTTTACTAATTGCAGCAGCTTTCGCTCTAGCATCTGCCTTAGACGAAGCACCCCAGGCCCGTAAAGACAAAAGCAATCTTGTAGGTCTGCCCTTGGAATCTCTTTCAGGCCCAGGATTGCCCGCCATTCGAGCCAGGAAGGAAGCTCGTCTGGGATTATCGCCTGACTTCACAGGAGGTTTTAAATTAGCACCCGTCTTACGTTTAAAGTAAGCACGACCTGCTGCAGTCAAACCGCCTGATGGACTTTTATGTTCTTTCTTCATTTAGTACTTCTTCTTTTTCTTTTTCATTTGTTTCTCTATACATTGCATAGTTCCAAATATATAGGCTTGCTTACGCTCACCTGTTAATCCTTGTTGTTCTGCGCTTAGTAATAAACGTCTATGTAATTTCTTAGGCATTATTTACTAAACAATAATCTTTTTTTCTTTGCAGTACGTGCTGATTTTCTAAAAGCATCAGCAGTAGGTGCGCCAGCTTCACCTGGCTTTCTCATTTTCTCGCCAGATCCTTCTGCTATTCTTTTACGTTTAGCATGGATGTTAGCGTATAAACCTCTCTTTGCCATATTAACCTCTAAAGAATGGACTGATTTCTCCGCCCAATCCCATGTATCCTTCTTTTGCTGATTCTTTTAAGTAAGCAGCTCTTTCAGGTGTAACCAATCCACCTAATCTACCAGCAACTAATTTCTTAACAGTTTTACTTGCTTTAGATAATTGCTCTGCTGTAGCAGGGGCTAATTGTCTAGGAGATGGAAAAGCATATTTACCAAATAACATTCTCATACCGCCACGTCTTTTAACTTGACCACGATAAAATAATTGTCGTCTTGCTTCTATTTCTGATTCAGCTGCTCTTTGTGCAGTTCTTTCTAAGACTTGCTGTATCTCAGCTTCAGATGGTGGTGTTTCTCCTACGGGTTCTACAATCGCTTCAGGCGGTGGAGGTCCCGGAGGTAATGGTGCAAAAGCACTTGTATCAGGGGCTAGATCCAAAGTAGCTGGTGATAAAGGTGTTACCGTTTTAGTTGGTGCTAATGAAACAGATTTAGCTTGTTCAATCTCTTGTCTTTCTAAAGCTAGATCCATAGTTCTCATAGCAGCACGAGGAGATGGTTTGATTTCTCCTAACCTGTCTCCTGGTCCCATATCAGGTAATAATGGACCTTTATCTACACCAATAATTTCTTTACGATTAATTAATGGTGGTGCTGGTCTAGGCTGAATAGGTAATATAGGGGGTCTAGCCGCTACAGTTGTAGTAGGTGCTGGCTGTGGTTTAGCTAATGTTTCTTTAGTTAGCTGTGCAGGAGATGGTAATGTTATATCTCTTTTAACTGCTGGTTTTGTTATTGGTGCTTGTGTTCCACGTGAAACAGGTGCTTGCATTTTTGCAGGATCACTTGCTCTCCATGTTGCAACTGCTCTGTTGTATTCTAATCCTGAATCAAAGTTTACTCGCTTTGGCCTTTGTGCTTGCCATTGCATCTTTTGTAATTGTGTTGCCAACTAGCTTTTCCTATCTACAGTTCGGGCTAACATGAAGTAATCATTTCCTTCTGGTCCATAATTCTTCAAGGTACCCTCTATTTCAAAACCAATACTCTTGACAAAGCAAAGAGTTCTCTCATTGGGTACTGTAACCTGAATCTGTAAACGGTTCAAGCTAAAATCTTTTATAATGATATCAATAAGTTCTGATATTTTGCTCATGTGCGATATCAGAAACATATCATCATTGTCTGATGGCATCATCCATAGCTCACCTACACCCTGCCATAATAGCTGAACACCAAAGCAACAGAGGATTTCTCCGTCAGATATGTAGGTATATGATAGCCCATCATGGTTAAAGTTTGTTTTATGGTAGCCTTTGGCCAGGCTTTCTATGTATCGGCTTTCGTATTGCGCAATGTTTACGTTTTCTAAATGTCTTTCTCTAAAGGGTAGGATTTGGAAGTCAGGATGAATTACAGTATTTTTTAATATTTCCATTACATAATCTCAAAGTCAGTATCAGCAGTAAACATACCACCAGATGATTGATAAGATCCTCTGCGTAATCGTCTTTGTTCACCGCCACCCAACATGAGATAACCGAAAGCATCGCCTACGTGAGAATGTTCGTTCTTAACGGGTTGGTCTTTAAACCTTTCTTGTCCAGCACCCAGGCTTTGTCGTTTAAAAAAGTAACCGCCAGATAATGATTTTCTCAGTCGCAAGCATTTTTTGTCAACAACTAATCCAGGTTTACCATTAACTAATCGGTTCATGGGGCTGGCACCTGCTTCACGCCTAACTTGGAAAGCGTTACTGTCAGTAGGTTGTGCCTTAAATCCCAGGGATCGTAGATGGTCAAATGCAGTAACCTCATAGATCTCATCTCGTTTATTACCCGCAGGATCGCCCCATATTAAAATTTCTTGTTTGTTGTATTTTTGTGCAATGATGCTAAGTAGTTCTTGACCAAACCGTTCAAGTCCCATATCAAACGTAACCAGTTCATCTAAGATCTTCCATGCACCACTGGCAGTACGCTGACCAAAGATAGCCGCAGGCGTTAAACCAAAGTCAACACCAATCTGTACCGGGTAGTAAGGATCAACATCACAATTACCTGACATCAATTCATCATCGTATTCGGGCCACACAGGCCTTCCCTCTTGCACAAATGTATATTTGCCCTCTGCGTAGCACCGAATCCAATCTGCATTTTTACCGCCCAGTAATTGTTGGTAATAACCAGGAGGTAAGTTATTTCTGTTCTCTGCGTTTTGATTTATCTTCCACCATTTACCGCCACTGAATTGATAACCATTAGCTTCAGGGTGATCAGGTATTTCATCAGGGGTAGCAGGTAACACGCCACCGGGCTGTCTAAAGAATTGCCAAGCAAACTCACCTTTAATCGGTTCTTTCTCAGCTAGGGTATGCCACCAATGATCAGAATCAGGTGGGTTAGTGTCCATCCATATTCCGTACCAGGTAGGTCCACCGTCAGCTTTAGTAGGATATCTGCCTACCCTGTGGGTTAAACCATCTATGACAGCTTTCGGTAACTCTCTGGCTTCGTTACACCAGGCCCCGGTTACTTCTAAGGATAATAGTTTTCTAACGGACTGGGGGGTATCGAGAGCCAGGAATATAACTTCGCAATCTATTCCAGCAGCATCACCTCGGCTTGGGAGTTTTAGGTGGTGGGTGATTGGTGGTTGCCATCTCATACCGCCCCAGGTTGATTCAGGAAATAACTCTTGCCAGGTCTTTATGGTAGTTGTTCTAAGTTCGGGGTAGGTATTACGTACTACAACAAACCTTGTGTACCGTATCCCATCTCTGGGCGATGGCTTTTGTTTAACAGCACGCAACATAATCTCAGCAGCACAGCCATAAGATTTACCGCTACCCACAGGCCCCATAAGGCCACGTACAAAGCTTTCAGAGTTTAGAAACTTCCAAACCGTTGGGCTTTCAGAGAAGTCAAGGTTTAGACTGGGAACTTCGGTAGGCATACAATTTATTTTTAACGTATTGTTCTAATCTAAAATCTAAAGGTGATGTACCGTCTAGCTGTTTTGCTAGCCAGGTTGAATTTTTATTCATATGGGCAAGGATATCTCTAATCGGTATCTTCGCTTCCAGTATCGCTTTGTTCAGATCCACTACTCTCGGATCCGTTATCTTCTTCAATTTCATAGGTTGTCGTTGGTCCTTTCATGTTAATCCCAACAATGCTGGGTTTATCTTCGTTCTTTTCTACGTCCAACATACCTGATGCTTTAGCTAAGACTCTTAGTACAGCCACCTTATCAAACATCTCAATGGTTACCCCATCCTTCGTTGCGCTGATACGTTTAATGGCTCTTAAAGCGTGTTCAGGTATTTGGTCTAATGGTTTAACGGTTCCATCTAAATTAACAATATCGGTAATGTTTGCAGTACCCAA